ACGGTATTGACTTGGGTCACACGAGAGGTTCACGAGCTGAACCAACTCGGCTTCTCCCCCACTGGCAAATAGTAGCCAGCAAGTGAGACTCCTTGGGCAATCCAAGGACATAAGGAAATCTCGAACAAGTAGTCGAGACTCGAGGGTTGACAACTCTCGCTCCTTCGCTCTATGAGACATAGAACTACCTTTCACGGTTGGGTTGACGGGACCTCAGTTGAAGCCAAAACACACGCAGAACGTGCCGCCGTCAAGGCGGTACACGATGTACGCTAGTAAGGCTCCAGCCGATGCGGCCGCGGAAATCGCAACTGCCTTGGTGCGAACACGCCGGGACGGCGCATTCTCACCAGGTGGCATCACGGGTCTCCACAGACGCTTCGAACTGAGCCGTCGCTGCGAAGTTCTCGACAAACGCACGGATGTGCGACAGCTCCAGATCGGTAGCTGCTGTCGGCAGGTGGAACTCGATGATCCCCAGAGTCGTGTAGGCCACGCCGGCGGGGGGAGTGATCCCCGCGTCGTTGGTGCCTACCGTCTGGAGAGTCGGGAGTTTGAACACCCACTTGAACTTCTCGATCCCATTGGCGTTGGGTGCCGAATGGTACTCATCGATCGTTGGCTGGCCTAGGTAGAGCCCGGCGTTCTCACGCCAGGTTGCTTTGGTTTGCTTCTGATCGACCGCTATCACTCCCTTCGGAGCGAATGTACGGGCCACAGGGGTCCCGGCGCCATCATTGATGACGACTGATGCTTGAGTGGACATTATCCATTCACTTTCATAGCGCCCAGAGGGCGATTTTGGAAGGTTAGGCCGAAACGGCTTATCAGTCGGTCCCAAACGCCAGAATTAGCGTTTGAAAGCCTGACTCGCAAGAGCGAGTCCGGAGAGCATCCGTTGAACCCCGAGGTTGGGTTCAAAGCGGATGGAGTCCAACCCCAAATGGGGAATGTTACCAAGAGGATCCCGAGACACTTGCAACCAGGAGGTTGTATAGTTCGGGCCAATTCCGGTAACACCATCTCGGACAAACTCCGAGAATGTCGATTCAACCCATCGAGCATACCCTGCGGTACCCCCTAAGTGATTAAATCGCAAAGGAACATCCAAATGCTCTAAGTAGCGCCCGATCGGGAGCATCCAATCAACCACAAAGGATAGTGGTGTGAGCTCCCACGCTACTGATAAGGGGTTAAGTAATCCTAGGGAACCTAGGTTATTTAACTCCGCGGGACTAAAGAGCCAAGTGTATCTATAGGACTCGACGATCTTAGCCTTCCTCCGGGCAGTGCCCGAGGGTGAGGATTCGATCGTGACGACCTGGTCGGTCCACCTTTCATAGTTAGCCCTGGAGGTTACTCGTCCGACGCGTTTCACGTCCTGAGTCGCAAACTCTCCTAGTTGTTCAGCCGCGTTCTTAACATCGGCCAGCAGTGGCTTCCACCCGTACTGCATCGCGAGCCAGTGGTTCGCGGCTGCTTTTCGGGCGTCTGTCCCATACTGCCTGTTAAAAGAACGCTGAAGCCTAACCGTCGGGGTTCCCATCTGCAGGGTTGCAAATGCACCTTTCAGGTTACCTCGTCGAAGTTTGAGGAACGTGTCCGCTAGGGTCTTGGCAGTGCCAAGAACCATACGGCACGTCTCTCGTGCTTCTCCAAGGAAAACGGGCATGCTGAACTCCGCTCCCTTTGCACGACTGAACAGCTTGGCGACTGCCTCTGCTGAAGTCGTGAGTCTCTCCGCACCGTAAGGTGCCACGTAAGTTCCCGGGTGTGTCACGGTCGTAAACACCGAGAAGGCCTGATCCCAGTTAGGGAAAGGACAGCTCGAGCTATTGTCGCGACGCACATAGGTCATCGGTGACTCCGAACGGCCATACCTCTGATAGTTATACCAGAGATCGGGTAGCCGCTTCTTTTGGCGGCGTAGTGCCAGGAAGTTAGCTGTGGTGGTCCAACTGCGCTCGATTTGCGTTCGACGCATCTCGAGATCAGACGGCCCACCAAACACTAGTACCTGTCCGTTGCAGTGCATTCTGTACTCAGTGGACGCATTTCTGACATTCACAATGTCCAGAGATGTCTGCGATGGCATAGCGGTCTCCTTTTGACTGTTTTGCGCAATTGCCTTTACCGTAAGACGGCAGTGAGGATTGACGCCCATTGCCTATGAGCCGTAAAGCTCAGTGAGGATGAACAGGGATCCATGATGGACTCTGGGGAAGAGATTCCCAAAGCGAGAACCCCGAAAGG